TCAATTTGCTATCGATACCTTTCTTTGCAGGTTATTATCACCGACTAAAATGCCACCAGCGAAAAGCAAGGCATCTTCAGGTAATAATTGACTTTTATCATCTGTTTTTTCTAACACGAAATTATACACGTTTAATGGATCTGTGTTTCTCAATTTAACTGAGCTAAGGGTAGTTTGACCACCACGTGTATATATTGTATCACCGATCTTAAGTTCATCGGCTTTTACTATTCCTCGTAATGTTGCAACAGGATGCGTTGGCGTCAATGAAACTTTTTCACCGTTATTATAAATTAAATCAACAAATTCGGTATCATGGCCTACAATACGGCTTTTCACTTGTAATATACCGCCTTGCTTTGTTAGGACTTTATCACCTGGACGTATATCTTCAACCTTCTTCTTAGAACCATCAGCCATATCTATTAATGTACCTTCAGCAATACAACCATATTGAATGTTAATTGGTGGGTAAATGAATTGTAAATCAGACGGAGTACTTCCGGGATGATTAGTATAAGTGAATTGAATAGGATATGCTTGCTTATCAGACTTATCAGGAGTTGTGAGAATAGTAACCTGTAAATCCAATACATACTTCTCGTTATTTTTCCAGCATATTGACCCAAAATTAGCGTAGCCTGAGTCTTTGGAGAAATCCCATGTCAATTTTTTACCGCTTTCATCAACCGTCACATGTTCCCAAAATATATTTTCATCAATTGCTCTTACCTTACATCCACCACCAGTATCAAGGCCAACCAACGTCAAATCTGCGTGTATTGGTAATCTCTTGGTTCCCTTAGGCTTTCTATTCTCATCAATCAGAATATAGTCATGGAATTCAACACTGCCAATGATTTCCATATTGATATATGTCTTCTTATTTGGCAACTTTGGCGTCATTGGACCATAATCGCAAGCATCAGGAGTATTTCGCTCAGAGTTTTCTCTATTTAGACAAACGATTATCGGTTGATCTGGATCCATATTTTTTACACGAGTCGGTGCCGTATTATACATCTCTTTTGGAACATCGTCGAAATCAAGTATATTTGATTTCATCATAATTGGCCCGTCACTGATACTTATTCCATTTATTTTTCCCTGATATGTTGAAACAGCGATAACAGAAGATTGATTAGGATTATTAATACCATTAGGTATATCTTCTTCAGAAACGGCTTCCGTTGTATGGCTCCGTACTTCCTTACCCTCTATACTGCTTGAACCTGATGCGATTAGCTGTCTAGATTTTTTATCTTTATCAAGTGCAAAAACCACAAGTGTGTCTTGGAACGATGAAGGAAGGGAAGGATCAGGATAGTAAAGAGAATTAAAAACTGTAGCTGAAATTGATTTATAATCTTTAGAAGGTACTATTACAGCCTGCCCGAAAAAATTTTCAGGATCTTTATTCGAGCGATGTATTTCAAGCGATTTCCCACTCTTAATCAGTGCATGTTGCTTTGCTTTTATCGTCTCAATATCCTTAAAAACATCAGGATACTTCTGTTCAGTAATACCACCGTAGCGTAACAGAGCTATATACCCCTTTTTATGAGATGGAATAGTTAGATTTATCACTTTAGGTTTATTATTTACCTTAATACTATCTAAAAGTTCAGATACGGCCTTATAATCATCTATAGATAATGTATCAAGTTTCGTATCAGCAAGGCATGAGATTATAGGGGTGAGCAGTATGATAAAAAAAACAAATACTCTTTTGTATAGAGCCATAATTTTTCCTATGAGATAATAAAGATTTCTTAAGTCAAAAACATTACACAAACTTTATTTACAAATCGCTATTTGTTGAACTTTAAACTGATAGGTAGTATATTAATATTATAATTTCATCTTAAAATTATTAATTAAAGGGAAAACATATTGAAACTAAAATCATATATATAATTAATGGTCATTTGTAATAAAACGTCAAGTTTTTTATATTCTCCTGCCTTATGAAAAAATTTTCGCACAACTATCTACNGGGCTGTGTACTCAAAACATTGGATGAGTTTTATTAACTTTAAGCACAGCAGATATCCCAATATAAGTTTATTCCAGATAATTAACTTATCATGAACTCCTTCCTTCATAGTGAAATAAAAAATTCACAGACATTTAATATCACCCACCGTTTTCAATAATCAGACTTAATTATTACAAATTATATAAAAATGTCGGTTATGTAACATTATTAAAAAACTTATCTTGAATCACTTTGTTAATTAATGATATGAATAAAATAAAAATTATTTTCACAAATCAAAAGAATATCCATCATGAATAATAACCTTTAATAATCAGATTATTGCGGTAGCCATACCCATATTTTCAATGCTAGTAAAAAATAATAGTAATTTTCTTAAATTTTAAACATCAATAACTAATAAAGGAAGAATCATGGCTATAAATTCAGAACAAATCGCTGTTGAATATCCCATTCCTACTTATCGATTTGTTGTTTCAGTTGGTGACGAGCAAATCCCATTTAACAATGTTTCCGGGCTTGATGTTCATTATGATGTCATCGAATATAAAGATGGCACCGGTAATTACTATAAAATGCCTGGCCAACGTCAATCGATCAATATTACCCTGCGTAAGGGAGTCTTCCCTGGCGACACTAAACTGTTTGATTGGATTAATTCTATTCAACTTAATCAAGTTGAGAAGAAAGATATTGCAATTAGCCTAACCAATGAAGCCGGCACCGAAATTTTAATGACCTGGAACGTAGCGAATGCCTTCCCGACCTCATACACCTCCCCCAATTTTGATGCCACCAGCAATGAAATCGCTGTTCAGGAAATAGCCCTGACAGCAGATCGTGTAACCATTCAAGCGGCTTAATAACGGAGAGATTTTATGACCACATCAACGACCTACCCCGGTGTTTATATTGAAGAAGACGCTTCTCTGTCACTCTCCGTTAGTTCCAGTGCAACGGCAGTGCCTGTTTTTGCTGTCGCAGATAGCAATCCATTAATATCAGATAAGCCCTATATTCGCATTAGTAACTGGCTGGAATATCTGACACTAAAAGATAAACAATTTGATCCTGCCAATACACTTGATATCTCACTGCGCGCTTATTTTATTAACGGTGGTGGATATTGCTATCTGGTCAAAACCACAGATTTAGAAAAACAAGTGCCAAAACTTGACGATGTGACATTGCTGATTGCAGCCGGAGAAGATATTACTACTGCTGTAAGTACACTTTGCAAACCGGGCAAAGGTTTATTTGCTATTTTTGATGGTCCTACCACAGAGTTAAAATCCGATGGCACACCCAACAGCGATTATGACCCAAATCCTTTTGCTGCCGTTTACTNCCCCTGGTTAACCGCCGATTGGACTACTACTATCGATATTCCCCCAAGTGCTGCTATTGCTGGTGTCTATTGCTCTGTCGATAGCACCCGTGGCGTCTGGAAAGCACCGGCTAACGTGGCTATTCAAGGTGGATTACAACCTAAATATCCGGTGACTGATGAGCTGCAAGGACAATATAACAAAGATAAAGCACTAAATATGATCCGCACCTTTCCTAAGAGCGGCACACTGGTATGGGGCGCTCGTACTCTTAAGGACAGAGATAACTGGCGTTATATCCCGGTTCGCCGCCTGTTTAACAGCGCGGAGCGGGATATTAAAAATGCCATGAGCTTCGCGGTGTTTGAACCCAACAGCCAACCGACTTGGGAACGAGTACGCAGTGCCATCAATAACTATCTGTATAGTCTGTGGCAGCAAGGTGGTTTAGCGGGAAATAAACCAGATGAAGCTTACTTTGTTCAAATTGGCAAAGATATCACCATGACCGATGACGATATCAAACAGGGAAAAATGATCATCAAAATCGGTATGGCAGCGGTTCGTCCAGCAGAGTTCATTATCTTGCAGTTTACACAGAACACCACTCAATAATTGGAGGCAACATGCCAACAATACCGACTTATCCTGGCGTCTATATTGAAGAAGATACTTCATTAAACCTTTCTGTTAATCAGGGGAACACGGCAATACCCATTTTTATTGGCGTTTTTTCGCCAAAAAAAACCAATCCAATACCACAAGTAACACGCGTTAATAGCTGGCTGGATTTTACTAATCTGTTTAATGTAGGTTGTATTACGTCGGTAGAAATCACATCAACTGCGCCTAATCCAGTGCCTCCTACTCCCGGAAAAGAAGAAGGTAATACAGAAGCCAAAGATGAAAGCACCGGTTACAATTACGATGTCAATGCCGATACCTACACGACAAGCAGTGATGCTTTAAAACTTTATTTCCAAAATGGTGGAGGGCCTTGTTATATCCTGCCACGACCAAGTCATTTAACAGAAGGATTTCTGGACTCAATCCCTGAATTAATTGAACAGGCTTTAGAAATTACACTGATAGTCTGCCTTAAAGAAAGTGATTATAACCAGAAGGCGATATATGGCAGCCTAACCTCTTTATTAAATGCCGGCTATTTCCTTATCGCTGACAACAAGGACAAAACAACCTTACCCAGTACTAACGTAGCATCACAAACCGCAACGTATTATCCGGCAGTTAAAGTCTCACAACTTATCCAAGCAGAAGATAGCCAGATAGCAGTATCAGGTTATCAAGATGCAAAAACAAAACCCGATGAAGTCAAAAACCTGGCGCAACTCAAAGAGAAAAACCCAACTGTCTACCAACAAGCGGTTCAAGCAATACAGGACGAAATAGCCTCCAGCGACAACACCATTCCTGTCAGTGCTGTCATGGCTGGCATATATTGTGCCACTGATGCCAGCCGTGGTGTCTGGAAAGCACCAGCGAATGTTGTGCTTAACGGGATTAGTGATGTTACCGAAAGACTCACCGATGATGACCAAAGCACCATGAATCCATTAGGCATCAATGCCATCCGCTATTTCAATAATCGAGGCTTTGTCGTGTGGGGCGCACGTACTCTGCAAAATGATGATAACTGGCGCTACATTCCAGTTCGACGTTTATTTAATAGCGCAGAACGCGATATCAAGCAGGCAATGCAATTTGCCGTCTTTGAGCCCAACAGCCAACCCACCTGGGAACGAGTACGTAGCGCCATCAATAACTATCTGTATCGACTGTGGCAACAGGGTGGTTTAGCAGGAACTAAACCAGATGAAGCCTATTTTGTCCAGATTGGTAAAGGTATCACCATGTCTGACGACGATATTAAACAAGGGAAGATGATCGTCAAAATCGGTATGGCTGCCGTACGCCCGGCTGAATTTATTATCCTGCAATTTTCGCAAAATGTAACACAGTAACCCTACTGAGGCGCGGTTCGCCGCGCCTGTTCTATTGAGGAAACAAGAATGGAAATAACACAGCCCGGCGTCACCATCACGGAGAACCTGATATCTCAGAAACAAGATGAGGCATTTGTCGGTATACCAGTTTTTATCGGCTATACCCAACCTGCTGAAAATAACCAGGCCAGTGATAAAACCGCCATCAAACTCAATAGCCTGGCCGATTTTACCCTGTCATTTAAACAGACGGGATTAATGTACTATTCCGTGCGTCACTTTTTTGACAACGGCGGTCAGCAAGCCTATGTATTGTCACTAGGTCTTAATGGACAGCTAAATGATTTTCAATCGTTGACCACCACACTGCAACAGGATTGGGTTAAACAAGCGATTACCGCAGAGAGCGCAATCACGCTGATCGTCGTCCCTGATCTTGTCTACCTTAATCAGATGGACGATCCTGATTTAGTAGGCATAGCTCAACACAAAAAAATTCAATTTTGGCTACAGTCCTGGCAATCCGTACTCGATCTTTGCAAGAGCCGACGCGGCATCATGGGATTACTGGATGCCCCGGATAATCCTGAATTGGCAAAGAAATGTTTAGCGCAGTTTTCCTCAAATGATCGACAATGGGGTGCCGTATACTGGCCAAGGCTAAACAGTGCCTATCCGGATCAGGATAAAGAACAAAACTTTATCGTGCTTTCACCGACCGCCGCAGTGGCTGCCGTCATCCAGCGTAACGATAACCAACAAGGCGTATGGACTGCCCCCGCCAACATCGCGTTAGCCAAAGTGATTAGCCCGGTCCGCTCTTATATTGAAGCGAATGCACTCTTTAACCCGGATGGCGCCTCGCTGAATCTGATCCGCAGTTTCCCCGGCAAAGGCATACGCGTATGGGGATGCCGCACGCTGGAAAACACCAATAATACGCCATGGCGTTACCTGCAAACCCGGCGTCTGGTTTCTTATGTCACCGTACATTTGGCGCAATTGGCCCGTATGTACATCTTTGAACCCAATAACGAACTGACATGGATGAAATGCAAGGGGCAAAGTTACAACTGGTTACGGCAATTGTGGTTACAGGGCGGCTTGTACGGATCACAGGAAGATGAGGCATTTACTGTGCTGTTAGGGGTAAATGAGACGATGACCGAAGAGGATATCCGTGCCGGGAAAATGGTTATGAAAGTCGCCCTAGCCGTATTGTCTCCCGCTGAATTTATTGAGATCAGTTTGGTCTTTGATACCCAAACGGGAGCACTTTTGTCTTAAGAAGGAAAGAGCACAATGAACGATTATTACACCCCCGTGGTATCCCACCGTTTTATGGCGAGTTTTATTTTTAATGGCATTCCCGATCCGCTGGATATCCGCTTTCAGCGCATTTCCGGCCTGAGTCGGGAGCTTCAGGTGACCCAGCACAGTCAAGGCGGCGAAAACGCCCGCAATAACTATCTGGCCGAGAAGATCCAACACGGCACATTAACGCTGGAACGTGGCGTGATGACGGTTTCTCCTTTGACCTGGATGTTTGACCGCGTATTGCGCGGAGAAAAAATCGCCTATGCAGATGTGGTGATTATGCTGTTAAACGAAAATTTATTGCCCGTATCCAGTTGGACACTGAGCAATGCCTTGCCGGTACGCTGGCAAACCGGCGACTTTGACGCGAACAGCAACGCCATTTTGGTGAATACCCTTGAACTACGCTATCAGGATATGTGCTGGTTGGGAGTCAAAGTATGACAGTAGAAATCAGAGAGTTAATCATTCAGGCAAAAGTGGTGTCATCAGCTCCAATACGACCAACGCAAGCGACTGAATCAGACCAACAAGGCCATTCGCTGATTCAGGAAAGTCTGGATGAAGCAACCTTGATTGAAAAAATTAAACGCGAAGTGTTGGCCGCATTACGCGATGAGGAAGGGTGGCGTCCATGAGTCTGATTGAACGTGGTTTAGCGAAGCTGACCATTAATGCTTATAAAGACAGGGAAGGAAAAATACGGGCAGGCACCGTGCAAGCCATGTATAACCCCGATTCCCTGCAACTGGATTATCAAACGAATTATCAACAATCCCAGGCTATTAATAGCGAGAAACAAAGCAGTACTTATGTACAGACCAGGCCCCCAGAGTTATCCCTTGAGCTGATTTTTGATGCCACGATGCCGGGTAACAAAACCCCCGTTGAAGCACAGCTAATGCAGCTCAAACAACTNTGCAGCGTGGATGCCACCAGTAGTGAAACGCGGTTCCTGCAAATTAAATGGGGAAAAATGCGTTGGGAAAATCGCGGTTATTTTGCCGGCAGGGCGAAAGATCTGTCTGTGAGTTACTCCTTGTTTGATCGTGATGCCACTCCCTTGCGGGCGCGGGTTATCCTGACACTGGTGGCGGATGAAAGTCTGGTCTTGCAGGAGACAGAACAGAACCTGAAATCGCCGGCAAAAATCGCCTTACGGGTACAAGATGGNGCATCGCTGGCGCTGATGGCAGCGAGTACGGCATCAACTCTGTCCGGCGGCGTCGATTATTTGACACTGGCCTGGCAAAACGGTCTGGATAACCTCAATGGGTTTGTACCGGGTGAAATATTACAGGCCACCAAAGGAGAAGACGCACCATGAGCCATCAACTGAAAATTATTGCAGATGGCAAGGTATTGTCTCTTTTGGCCGCCGTCGATGTGGATACCTATTACCGTGTTAACAGCATCCCTTCGGCAACGCTGAAATTCAGCCTGCCGGACAGGCCACTTTCCTCTTTCAGCCAGACAGATGTACAGGCAGAACTGGCCCATTGTCAAGTAGGCAAAACCCTGCGTCTGGAAGTGACTGATGGCGGCCGGAAATCGGTGTTGTTTAACGGCCTGATTACCCGTAACACGTTGAAGATCAAAAATAAGCAATTATTGCTCACGTTGCTCGTCAAACATCGCTTGCAACTGATGGTGGATACCCAACATTCACAACTGTTTAAAGACAGCAACGAAAAATCCGTCTTAAACACCCTATTGAATCAGGCTGGCATCAAGGCTCACTTTGAACAGATAGCCGCGTTAGATCAAAAGCATGAGCAGATGGTGCAATTTCGCTGTTCAGACTGGCGTTTTCTGCTGTGTCGGCTATCAGCCACTGGCGTATGGCTGTTACCCACGACAGAAGGCGCCCGACTTGTCCAACCTGAATCCCTGAAATCTAACTCAACCTATACCCTGAAAAACCGGGGGGATGAGAAAAAAGATATCGTCGTCAAAGATGCAAGCTGGCAGTTTGACAATCATCTTAACCCCGCTTCACTGGAAGTCAGTGGCTGGGATATCAGTAAACAACAGGAGTTGTCAGGTGGCCGCTACGGCAGTGTTGCCGTGGGGAAAGCGGCACTCTCCCCTGATAGGCTGGCGTCTTTGAATAAAACAAGTTGGGATATTCGCTACAGCAGTCCGTTAACCACCCAAGAAAGCGGCTATCTGGCACAGGGACTATTGCTGAATCAGCGTGTTTCTGGCGTCACAGGCGAATTCCGGCTTAAAGGCGATGGGCGTTATCAGTTAGGGGATAACATTCAATTAACGGGATTTGGTTCACAATTGGATGGTACAGCCAGCATTACTGCGGTTCGCCATCGTTTTAACCGGCGAATTGATTGGGAAACCACCCTGAGCATGGGCTTACAACAGGAATATCTGCCCGTGTTGCCCGATGCCCCCGAACTGCATATTGCGACAGTAGCAAAGTATCAGCAGGACAAGGCAGCCTTGAACCGCATTCCGATTATTTTGCCGGTGTTGAATCGCCCGAATGAATTTCTGTGGGCAAGACTAGGGAAACCTTACGCCAGCCACGAAAGCGGTTTCTGTTTTTACCCGGAACCCGGTGACGAAGTGATTGTCGGATTCTTTGAAAGTGATCCACGTTATCCGGTGATTCTGGGGGCAATGCACAATCCGAAAAATAAAGCACCTTTAGAACCTACCCAAGATAATCAGGAAAAAATTTTGGTGATTAAACAAGGTGAAAACCAACAACAAATTGTCATCAATGGCAAAGAAAAAATTATCCGAATCAATGCGGGAGATAATCAAATCACGCTCCAACAGGATAAAGATATTTCTCTATCAACGAAAAAAGAATTAACACTGAAAGCGCAGACAATGAATGCCCAAATGGATAAATCGCTCAATCTGTCCGGCAAAAACAGTGTTGAAATCAAAGGTGCCAAAATTAATCTTACCCAGTGAAAGGTGAACAATGGAAAACCAAATANTGACACAACTCTATGGTCGTGGTTGGGCGTTCCCTCCCGCGTTTTCCCTTGAAAAGGGGGTGGAAATGGCTGAGGGGGCGGAAGATGTGCGCCAGAGTTTGCACATTCTGTTCAGCACTGAGCCGGGGGAGCGCCTGATGCGCGAAAATTATGGCTGCGGATTAAATGATTTTATGTTTGAAAATATCCGCAACGAATTGTTTGCTGAAATTGAATCCCGTATCCATGACAGCGTATTGCGTTATGAATCACGGGCGGATATTACGGATATCCAAGTTCTTCAATCACCAAACAGCAAGAATACCCTGCAAGTGCAGGTCATGTACCGCCTGCGGGGAAGCGATATCAATCAGCAAATTCAGGGAACACTGGCACTGAGTGAAGGTCGGGTAATGGAGGTGGTATGAGTGAGTCCATTGTGACAGACGGTGACATACTCCAGTTTGATCCCAACTTTGGAAATCGACAGGTGACGGTTTCCAGCCCGGGTAAGATCAGCGGTAAAGGACATGCGCAGGTAAACGGCAAGAAAGTCTGCATTCTGGGGGATGAGAAACAAGTCAGGGTTTCTGCAACCTATATCACAGCAATGCATACAACACCGGGAACCGGCACCATTACCATCAGTGCGTTGGATGCCAGCCAGCAAGCCCTTCAATGTACCAGTGGCGCGGCCTTAATTATCAAGGGGCAGAAGTTTACAGCCATGTTTACGCCTCAATCACCCGCCATCAATAATACCGTGAACCCGCCGCAACCGGATGTTACAACGCCTTCATCGGGCAAAGGCAGTTTTATCACTCAACAAAATTTTGCCACCGTGAATTAAGGCATTGGCTGAAACAAACCGAAATTAAACAGTGTGAATAATCCTTTATTCACAGAGGAATCTCTGTGCCACACAGGTGATATTATGGAATTAACTGAGTTAAATAATACATTGTCAGACTTGATGCCGACGAACGGTTTTAAATTATATAATCGAACCAGTTTGCAATTACTCCAATATATTGAAGAGTACACCAAAATCATTCCCTTCAATCAGGGCAATAAACATTGGAATGACTTTTTCTTTATGGCGAATAATACGCCGGAGAAACTGGCTGAATTATATCAAGGGGAAATCGAAGCCAATGGGGAATTATTACCTCATCAAGCTTTTCTATTAGCGGTATTACGATTATTGGAAACACCAATCTCCTTATTGAATACCTTACCTGCGGCTCATCGCAATCTCTATTATCGGGCGCTTTTGGGGCTGTCCCCCCGCCCGGCACAACCCGATCAGGTTGCCTTGTCGGTGGAACTGAATTCAACCGTCACAGAGCAACTGCTCACTAAAGGCACCTTGTTTGAAGCGGAGCAAGATGAACAAGGCAATGCCCTGCAATATGCGCTGGATGCCAATTTACTGGCGAACCGAGGCTATATCAGTGACTTGTACTGGTTACGGCATAAAGAACAGCAGCAATGGGTTAGCGCGACCCCCTGGGATTTACAGGCACAGATAGCATTGCCATCTGATGGGATACGGTTATTCAGTGAAACGGATCAGGATAAATCTGTGCTGGGCGGTGTGTTGATCACTTCCGCACAGTTGGCGATGGAAGAAGGGACCAGAAAGATAACTGTTACCTTTGAGAAAGACATAGACAACCAAAGTTTGCTGGCACAAATCAGCAGTGGCAACCAATGGCTGGCCTTAATGTTAACTCACGGGAAAAATACAAAAGAAGTTATCCTGACACTTTCGGATAAAGAGCCGGCAATCAGTGCGCCAGAGGATCTGGATAACCTGGTTTTCACCCAGCCAGTACTCCGGCTACAGGGAAAAGACAGCCAGGCACTGCCCACGGTGACCGAACTCAAAGTGCAAGAGGCCGTAGATAAAGCCTCGTTCGAAACGTATCACATCACCCCCTTTGGTTATAGTCATGAGATTGAGCCATTGGAAGCAAACCCCGCGTTATATCTCGGTATCACTGACGTCGAGCCGGGACAGACCTTATCGCTATATTGGAAATTAAAATCACCGCAGCAACCCGAAAAAGTTTCCTGGTATTACCTGAATCAAGAAAATCAATGGGCTGCATTGGATGCGTGGGTCAATGATGAAACCAAACATTTGTATCAGGATGGCACCTGGCAGGTTGTACTGCCCGCTGACGCCTCCAAACAGGCAACAAAGATGCCAGCGGGACGCTATTGGTTAAAGGCAATCGTGGTTATCCCCACACATAACGGCTCATGGGGAAAAAGCCCTTGGTTATACGGTCTGATCTATAACGCCCTGACAGCAACATTGGTGAATGCCGATAACATCAGTCACAGCCATTTCTTAACGCCATTACCGGCAGGCACTATTCAGCGTCCGGTTGAACCCATCATTGTCGTGGCTTCAATCAGCCAGCCTTGGGCGTCATGGAATGGACGTGTACCGGAAACCGACAGCGCTTTTTTTGAACGGGGAGCTCAACACCTGTCCCACCGTAACCGAGCCTTAACTTGGGACAATATGGCGACACTGTTAAAAGAGCGTTATGTCAGCATCTTTGATGTTAAGTACCCAGGCAATGATGAACTCACCCGAGTACCGACATTGGAGGAACAGAAACTGACAATCATTCCTGCCAACCGATACAACGACAGCGATGACCCTTTGCGTCCGGTACTAAACCCGGCACGTCTGCAAGAAATGGCCGAGTGGTTACAGCAAAAAGCCTCTTCCTGGGCTGAGATTAAGATCAACAATCCCCAATATGTTGATGTGAACATTAATTACACGGTGGTTTTTAAGCCGGATGTTAACAACGATTTTGGCTATCGCCAGCTACGGCAGCAACTCAGTGAGGCGTATATGCCCTGGAGCGTCGATGAGCAGCGACCCGTTATGTTGAATAACAACATTAACTATTACCAGTTACTGGCGACCATTCAACAGCAGCCGCTGGTTGAGCGGGTCACCTGTCTGACACTGTGTCGGGCGGATGCGGCTAAAGGCAGTGATATCACCGTATCGGTGGAAGCCAAAGATAATGAGGTGCTGATTTTAGTCTGGGAAGCAGACAATAAGCTGCAATGCCGAGGAAATAACGATGAATAATCAAGATGCACTGTTTCATAAAGTGAAAGACGATATTCACTTTGATACCTTACTGGAACAAGCCCATCAGGTGGTTGGGCAACAGGCCGGAAAACTGTGGAGCGACACGGCGGAACACGACCCCGGCATCACCTTTCTGGAAGGACTCAGTTACGGTGTGTCAGATTTGGCTTACCGTCACACCCTTCCCCTGGCAGATTTACTGACTCCTGCCCCAGATAACCAGATCCAGCAAGACGGAATTTTTCCCGCTGAATTTGGCCCTCATAAGACGCTGACTTGTGGGCCAATCACTACCGATGATTATCGGAGAGCGTTGCTGGACCTGCATAGCAGCGACTGGGCAGGGGAAACTACTCTACAGAATAAAGAAGATTTTCTGTTCCGTAATGTGCAACTGATACGTGAACCGGAAAATCTGGGGTATACCTATTGGTATAATCCGGACACAAGGGAATATAGTTTCCAAAAGGGTGATAGTGAAAATGTGAAAGAGTTTGTATTGCGGGGAAATTACTGGCTTTATCTGGAACCCAGCCGTTATACAGAAAAGAACAAAGCCACCNCCACCCAACAATTGAAGGATTTTTTAACCGATAACCGCAATATCGGGGAGTCAGTCAGTCAGATTATCTGGTCACAACCGGTTGATTTTCCGCTATTACTGGATATCGAACTGGGTGATGATGTACAGGATGTCGCCGGTATTTTCGCGGCCGTCTATAGCACCGCAGAGCAGTATCTGATGCCTGAGGCACAGCGTTACCGCACTGAAACACTGCAAGATGCCGGAATGTACAATGATGAAATCTTTGAAGGGCCACAGTTGCAACATGGCTGGATCCCTGAATTGCCGACAGCCCGTGACTATACGCAACGGATCATACTCAATCTTAGCCGGCTGGTTAATAAACTGCTTGAGATTAAGGGTATTCAGAATGTGAATCGCCTTCAGTTGGACGATAGTTTTGACAAGACCTTGATTGAACCGATCAAAGAGGATAGCTGGTCATGGTCAATTAAAGAAGGCTATTACCCTCGCTTGTGGGGTCAAGATCCGCTCCATCAATTGGCACAACAGGATGGCCCGCTCAGGGTGATCGCCAAAGGCGGGATCAGCGTTACGGTTGATGAAAAACAAATTCAGAACAGTTTACCTAATCCACCTTTGATTCAGAATGAACCTGTGGTATTGGCTTACGGTCGGCATCGCGATGTAGCTAGTTATTATCCCGTCAGCGATACGCTGCCCGCTTGCTATGGGTTACAACAACCCTTGTCTGAGAGTGAACATGTTCAACGCCTGTTGTCACTTCATCAGTTTATGTTGCCATTTGAACAAATGCTGGCTTGTGGTTGCCAGCAAATTGCCATGCTGCCGAAATTGTTGGCTTTTGAGCGCGAGGGATATGAAGTCTGGGGTGATCAGTGGCCGTTTAAGCCGGGTTCTGTCAATGATGAAGCCCATCAGGATTACGCCCCTGCATTAAAGGCACTGTTAAAACAGATCGCCCTCGATAGCGATCACGAACTGGATATCGTCAATTACCTGCTCGGCTATTTTGGCACTGAACGGGCGCCACATACCTTTACCACCCCCATCGATGATTTTCTCACTGTGCAACAGAGCTATCTGGCTCAACAACCGACATTAACTTATCACCGTGCCAACATTCGAATTGATCAGGTTTCTTCGCTGCAAAAGCGCATTGCTGCCCNTATAGGGTTAGGCGATGATCTGTTTAAACCGAAGCCTGATCTGAATCTGAGCAAACTGCCTTTTTATCTGGTGGAACACCGGGCATTGCTGCCAATCAAGCCCAATAGCCAGTTTGATACAAAGCAGAAGCCGGACTGTGTATATAAGGAAGAGAAAGAGGAAGAAGAAGAGAAAGAGGAAGAGAGCCAGACCAAAAAACCGCCTTATCTGGTGATTAAGCAAGACAGTATTAATGGCAAGCTGAGACAGGGGCAAGTGATCAATTTAATCCTCTGTGAAGGCGAACAGGGCAACACCCAATTTACAGTGCGTGGTCAGATGATAGTCAAAGCCGAGGAAGATCAGTTTTGGCTGGACGTGGGTAATAGTACGCAACTGGAATACAATCTGGAACGGATAATAGCCGCTGACAACGCGGAAAAACTGTTCTGGCAAAACAGCGTGGTCTGGATGGAAGATATGAACTACCGTCTGGCCTACGATAGTGATCAATCCCTGAATGACCAGCCATTGCCTGACAACCAGCGGCGTCTGACCCGCACAGCATACACCCCCTTCCCGTCCCTGATTGCGGTAGGTAATGAAATTACCCTGACCAAACATTTAGGGGTAACAGGAGTTACACAGGAATATGCAGATGAATCAGAAAAGTTGTATGCAAAAGTTGTCAGCTTTGATCGCATCAAGGGTACCTTGATTATTGAACGTCAGAATAGTTCGACATTGAAGTTCCCTGCTCCGAAAGAAGCCCGGCGATACAGTTGGTATTTTTCAGGTAAGGATTATGAAAAAACCGATCGTTTCTCATTTGTTATCAGCGTAGTCGTAAACAGTGATTCAATTAACATGCCCGGTGTTGATCCCTATAAACTAGAAGAATGGGTTAAAGAAACCATTCTTACCGAGTTCCCTGCCCATATTTCTATGATTATTCACTGGATGGATCGGGACGCATTTTTAAATTTCGGCATGACTTATCAACGTTGGCAAAATAATGGTGCACCTTTGGGTGATTCTGCCTATTCGATTCTGGAAAGCCTGACATTAGGTACATTACCTTCTGCTTTAAAAGGCATAGGAACAATGCAAATTGCTACACCNCACCAAAGAGAGGAAGTTGTCGGTGAAAACAACGATGAGTGGAATACCAAAAAGATAATCCAGAATGAATTGTTCTATGTTCCGAAAGAGAACGAATAAGCAAAAATATCTACTAATCACAATTTTAGATTAAACATAGTTTATGGAGTTAGCCATGAAAGAAATTCGTTATTCTGTAAAAACACAAGAGCAACAAACATTAACTGACTCAAAAGGTATTGGGCCTGAGACTGATAAATTAAAAGATAAATTTAAAGACGGCAGTATTCCTTTACAAAAGGATTTTAATGATTTGATTGATATTGCGGATGTTGGTCGTAAAGCAACCGGGCAAGCACCGCAACAAAATGGACCAGGAGTAGGATTGAAGCTGGATGATAATGGTACGCTTAATTTAAAAATGGGCACGCTTGCTAGCCAAGACTTTTCGCCATTAATACTTGAAAAAGATATCTTATCCGTAGAGCTTGGTAGTGGTCTGATTAATAAAGACAACGGAATATGTGTTGGTCAAGGTAATGGTATTACTGTTAGTGGAAATGGAGTAGAAGTTAAGGCCAAGAATAATGGCAGTATTTCCGTTGACTCAGAGGGTATAGCTGTTAAATGTTGGGACGGGGGCGGTATTGTGGTAACTGATAATACTGGTCTTTATTTGAAATTAGAGGGAGGAAATCCAAGTAATGCCTGGAGCGGTGTAAGTGGTTTGAGCCTGAGTAAAAATGGTGTAAAAGTTAAAGCCGGTAACGGTATCACTGTTAATTCAAGCGGTGTCAGTATTGATCCTAACAAAGTACTTCCCAGAGGAATGATTGTGATGTTCTCTGGTAATAGTTCCCCTACAGGTTGGGCATTTTGTGATGGAGGAACTTATAATGGAGTTACAGTTCCAGATTTAAGAAGTCGTTTTGTCATGTGTGGTGAAACTATTTCTGAGACAGGAAAAAGCAGCAGTAAAGCCAGTGGGAGTGGTAATGGAAAAAATTTTTCCAAGAATACAACATCAACTCAAGTTTCTGTCACTGTTAATGTGCAAAATACAACGTTAACAGAATCACAAATACCTAGTCATCAACACATTGGGGGAATGGCTTATTATATGAATGTTGGAATGCAATATGAAACCTCTTTCGGTCCAGAGACATCGACAGACGTAATAAACAACAACCCTTCCTCCGTAGGAATGACTAAAGCCACTTCACCTCGTTACGCATACACATCAAAAACAGGCGAAGGGAAAGGACATAATCACCAAGCAACAGCCTCATCCCCTTCACATAGCCATAGCGTTGATGTAGTTCCGCCCTATTATTTATTAGCCTTTATTATGAAACTTTAATTCTATTTCACAAATACAGTTTTAAATTATTTATTATTTACTCATTACCAAGGATATATTGATATGAATTCGGAGCCAAATCTGTTAAACCGGATTACAATTACTATTGAAGCTAATAATCAACAGGTAGCTAAAAAAGTATTACATGGCTCCCTGCTTAATCAAACCAGTATAAATAAATTACTCAATTCATACTTTAATGAATATAACATTCATCATGATATCTCTTTAGAAACATTAACCCTCAATCTTGGTGAAATAAATTTTCATGATTTTAATTCACTGTTTCCTGCTCGCCTCAAGATGGAACTAAATAAAGCATTCAGCCAATATCAGATAAACAACCATAAGGAAGAAATTCTACTAAATAAAACAATATCAAATCAAATCACCGATAAGCCTTCTATATCTGGCGATAACAATTTAATTAATACAGAGAATTTCATTCACTCTTTATATCAGAAACATTCCCCATTAAACCTAACGGAGTCAATAGAAGATAATAGAAATAACGACATCAAAAAATTAATAAATCAATTAACACAAATAGAAAACAAATCCGCGTTATTATTAGCAAAAAGCTGTTTGTCCGAACAGAGTTTAAAACGACTCTTGGCTATCAGACAACCCGCTTTATTAAGCGCCATCAATCGCAGATTATCGGAAAACACCAACGAACCACAATATCAGGAGGAACCAGTCTCACCCGGGCAACTGATACTCAATGCATTGAGATATATACAACGGCATAATACACAGAACATCCCCAAACCTGATACAAAAGTGATATCTCATATCACAACCGAGCTAAATAAAATTTCACAACATGATGAACCTATTATGACATTATTTCGTCAAGCTGTAACTCACCACTCCCCGTTAAATAAGTGGCTAAAACAGCTCTGGCAAACAATTCCTATTTCACAACTCTGTAAAAAACATCTATCAGTTCAAGAATACCAATATCTATCGGAACACTTTATTTCAAATAAAGCAGATAAAAATAGATCCAATTCAGAATCAGCACCGGATATATCCGTTACAGGAGTCAATAACCGAAGCCAACTTCGAACTATCAACAAGTCACATTCTAAATCCGTTTTATTGCCTGAAAAAACCACCCTATATCAAGTCAGTAACACCGGAATATTAATTTTATGGCCGATGCTACCAGCACTATTTAATCAGCTTGGTTTACTTGAGGAACAAAAATTTATCCATCGTCAGGCCCAGTTTAGTGCCGTCAATTTCCTTGACTACCTGATTTGGGAAACCGAAGAAACACCAACAGAACGAAAAATGTTGAATAACGTTCTATGTGGGTTAATGGCTGATGAAAATAGTGAATCAATCTCTATTGAACCAGAAAAACAATTAATAACCACACAATGGCTGGATGCTATTATCACCCAACTTCCTGCCTGGAAAAAATTAAGCCACAATGACGTCCGCCAATTATTCTTACAACGTCCGGGTGAATTGCGAATCAATGAACAGGAAATCAATATTACAATACAACAACAACCATTCGACGCATTATTGGCCGATTGGCTGTGGCCATTAAATATCGCCAAACTTCCCTGGCTGGATCGCCCTTTACGAATTGACTGGCAAAACATTTAAAAGGTTTATATGGACTATCTACTGACAAATAATCACGGTGAACTTCAACCTATAACCCCTGAATTACGCTGGCTTTATTCCCATCTGGAACGTATTGACCTGCGATTGCAGCACTATTATTACCAGAAAAGAGACAAATACGATTCATTGCCGGAGAGTTTTTTATTTGCCGAAGATGAAATAGAACAACGTCTGGCAGAACCATTCGGCGTTCCTCATTGGCTACCTAAAACAGATAATATTATTCACTGCTCAGAAACAACCGAGGAAAACCCTGCCTTTGATCCATTATCACTATTGGTTGAACGTTTTGAACTNACTGAATTTGAACGTGATGCNTTNNTGNTAGGTTTATTACCCCATTTTGACAGTCGTTATCATGCGTTATTTGCCGCTCTAAATGGTAACAGTAAAAAACAGTGGCCTAGTTTTGCTTTAGCAATTGAATTATTTAGC